AAGGCAGAAATGTATAAACTACCTGCCATTTATGTAGGTGCATATGCAGAAAAAGATGCAGAGATAACTTTAGAGTTATGGCAAGAACTTAAAAAAGAAATACTTCACCAGGATATACAATCTATTTTTGATATGGAGACTGAGTTGTTTCCTTGTTTAGTTGATATGCGTTACCTAGGGGTGCGGGTAGACGTGACAGCAGCCAATCAATTAAAAACGCAATTAACCAAAAAAGAAGAATTATTATTAC